TATGAATTTGCATATGTTGCCTAAAGGGAATACATTATTTTAAATAATGTTAAACTAATGCTTGACTTTATTTGTGTAAACAAGTATAATGAGAGCAATTTTATATTATGAATAAGGTGGACAAAAACAATACAACGAATACAAGGAGAAACGCATGTCATTCGCAAACTTAAAGACCAATAGAACAGATGTCTCAAAACTCGTTTCTGCGGTGCAAGAAGCATCGGGTGCCACAACTCAGAAGAAATCGTATGAAGACGAAAGATTCTGGAAACCAACTGTCGATGAATCAGGTAATGGTTATGCCGTTATTAGATTCTTACCAGCAGGTGAAGGTCAAGAGTTACCATGGGTAAGATACTTTGACCACTTCTTCAAGGGACCTACAGGTCAATGGTATGTAGAGAAATCTCTTACATCTATTGGTCAAAAAGACCCATTGGGTGAATTGAATTCTAGATTATGGAATTCAGGTATAGATGCAGATAAAGAAACTGCAAGAAATCAAAAACGTAGACTACATCACGTAGTAAACATTCTTGTTGTCTCAGACCCTGCAAACCGTGCCAACGAAGGTAAAGTCTTTTTATATGACTTTGGTAAGAAAATCATGGACAAGATTATGGACGTGATGCAACCTCAGTTCCCTGGTGAAGAACCTGTGAATCCGTTTGACTTTTGGAATGGCGCAGACTTTGAACTTAAGATTACTAATGTTGCTGGTTACAGAAACTACGATAAATCTTCTTTCAAACCTTCCGCACCATTATACGATGCAGACGAAACTAAATTAGAAGCAACATATAATGCTATGTTTGACGTTGCTGAGTTCGTTGACCCTACCAACTATAAAACATATGATGAACTAAAACAGAGATTATCTGTAGTTCTGGGTGAAGCAGTTGGTGAAGGTATGACTCAAAAAAGTGAGGACTTAACTAAGACCGCAGAAGCAGTAGAACCATCTTCTATGGAAACACCTGTTGTATCTGCGAGTGCGCCAGCACCAGAAGTTAATGCTACTGAATCAGATGATGAAACTTTGAGTTATTTTGCTAAATTGGCAAATGACGAATCGTAAAACTTGTTGATATAAAAACAAGTTTTTAAGGGCGATACTATTTACCTCTCAGTGTCGCCCTTTTTTTTATCCACCTCTACTTTTCTTTCTAGGATTTACTGCGGGTTCTGGTGGACCAGACATTGCTAATGTGTCACCACTTACAGATGAACTATTGTTTGTTGAATTATCTACTACTACTGTAGTACCACTTCTTGATTCTTTTCTTCGTGCATCTGCACTAAGAGTTTCTTGTGCATCTGCTCTATTTAAATTATTTGGTTCAATATCTTTTGCGCCAGAACCTCCAGCAGAACTGCCTTTATTATCACTTCCTGATGCCATAACTTCTTTAAATTTTCTAGTAAATGCTTCACCTGGTCCTTCACCACCTGGCACTAATGCTCCTAAGGCCGCTAGACCTCCTGCGGCAACCGCTAGAAAAAATTTACCTATACCTGCAATAATTCCTCCAATACTACCTAAACCTTTTTTAATTGTCTCTCCATCAAATGTAAATATACCTACTATGATATCTTTTATACCTGTTACAAAACTTGTGATACCATCAAATATAGTACTAAACAAACCAGTAAAAGAAAAACTATCTATTAGTTCTGCAAAATTTTCAAACCCAAGTTTACTTGCTATAAAAGATACACCCGACTTTAATAAATCTAATGGCATACTAATTAATGCATTAAAGGCACCTTTTACAAATCCACCTACTCCTGCAATTAATTTATCTAGAAAACCTCCAGCAGTGCCAGAAGCATCTTTAAATGCCTGTATAGCACCACTAACAACACCAATAACTACTTGAAGTGGTATTAATAACTTACTACCAATTAATGCAAAAGTTCTAAAAAAACTACCAAAAGTACTGAAAAAACTTGATATAAAACTACCACCTGTACGAATAACACCAAAAGCAGATTTTATAATTTTAAATAAACTAGCAAATGTTTTTCCTATGAAGATAAAAGGTTTAAGAAGTGTTCTAAAAAAACTACTAAATTTTGCAAAAATATTTAATTTTGTAAACTGCCCAACAGAATTTCTTGCTACTTTTAGTCCTTCAAATCCTGCTTTAAATTGTTTGGTTATATTAGTAAAGGTTGTACTGATTGCTTTAAAAAATTTACCCACTTCTGGATTTAATTTCATAAATCTTGCTTGAAACAACTTAGATGAATTTCTTAATGCGGCAAGTGCTTTGTCAAGTCTAAATAGTTTACCAATTGATTTTGTTACCATTCCGATTTGACCTGCTAATGCACCAATCAAACCAGTTGACAGACCAGCAATCGCACCAGCAATCATGGCAAAATAATTACCAGTAAAGTCTAATTTATCTATATCACTACCAGTTGCGGCACCCATTGCACCTTCTTTCGAGACTTGACCTGGCGCTTCTCTAGATGCTTCTAAATCATCACCTTCTTTATCTCGTCTTTCTGCTTTAAAGAATTGCTTAAAAGTTTCAGTTAATTGGTCAACTGCCAATCCAGTATCAAGTTGCGCCGTAAGTGTTGCGGCCGCAACTTCGCCTTGTTTTGATAAATCAAGAATAAATTTTGAGTTTTGTAATCTCAATTCTTGAATTTCGCCTGATAAATCTGCCATGTTTCTATTTATACTTTGACTCTTCTTTTTTTCGTCTTTCTTCTTCTTTTTTTATCCAATCTAGTAATAATGTAATGTAAATTTCCCTTTCCCATGGTATCATATTTTCTAGTTCTGTCAAACTATACTTATGATGTTGCATCATTGCAAAATTAGTCTGATAATAATTTGTCAGACTATCATGCGAAAGGTTTAGGAGAAAAAATCAGAAATACCTTTTAGTGTTCTTTCGTTCTCATGCCCACAGTTAGAACAAGTAAAGTTAACAGTATCTTCTAATTGTGGCATATTTTGTACATAGTCTGCAATAGATTGAAATTGTTGAGAACTCATAGACTCAACAAATTCAGTTATTTCTTTTACTGAGACTTCATCTGCACTAATTCTAGTTTCTCCGTTAATCACTGCACTAATACAATTGTTAACTACCATATAACTAAACTCAGTTTCAGTTTGGTCTTTACCATAATTTTTGATAAATGCCTCAAAAGATGGATACTTTAATTCTACAGAGATAGTATCTGTTAATTCAATAACATTGTTTATCTCTGGAACTTCAACTTTAAGTTCTGCTAAATTAATTGTTTGTTCATTCATTGTTTTACACTCAGAACACGCAACATTAATTTTAGTTGTTTCACCTACAGATTTACTACGTATTTGTGTAAACATATATTCTACATCAAATGAAGTAAACGTTTTAGGATTTAGTTTTTCGTTAACACATGCAACAATTGTATCTACCATTGCCTGCATCGCCTGTTTTTCATCTTTAGACTCAAATGCAAGAAGAAGTATCTTTTCTTCTTTTACTAAGTAAGGACGATAACTCACTTTTTGCCCCGATGACGGAATCGTCAATTCGTGAGTTGGGGTTGCATTTAATTTTGGTAATGCTCCACTCATAATATTCTCCTATATTATAATCTATCTATAAGTGTACTTGTAAACCCACCAAGCATTTTATCTTTGAGTTTATCTTTCACTTTTTCACCGACAACATCAATTGCTTTATCAATGATTCTATCTTTCAAATTACCTTCAACTATTTTAAAGTTTTTATACGATAACTGAACGTTCACTTCTAGTAAACCATCTAGTTCACTAGTCATTTCGAAACTATTTATAGTAGTAGGATATGCTTTGTCTAGTCGACAAGAATATGTTACACCTTCTGCCATATACCTCAAACCTGTATCACCTAATAAACCTAAATCAAAAGTACCATTTGCTAAGTCAAGTGGACCGATTGGCGGTATTACATCTTTTAGTGCATCTGGTAGTTTATTGTCAAATAACTTTTTAGGTTGTAACAGTGGATTTTCTGCACCTTTTTTAAGTGCTTGAATGATTACTGGATAGGTATAATCATTTAAATAACCGACTTCTTGTTCTTCTTGATTGACTGCTTTTGATTGCCAAGCATGGAAGTAATCTATAATTCTCATGTCATTTAAACAATAGAATGTTAAAGTCACATCATCACTAGCATAACCATTCGCAACTTTCATAGTTGTCATACCCATAAATCTTTCTGTCGAAAGTATTTGTCTGCCAGGTATTTGTGCGGCCTTACAAAGAATGTCCATATCTTCTGTTCTTACACCAATAATTGGTGGCAAAAAGACACGATAGAGGTTGGCCATCGCAAGACCGCCACCTTCTGTTATTCTACTTTTGAACGTATCTATCGTGTTTGTCATAGCATTTTCCTACTGTCTGCATATATCTTTTGTTTTGTTGCTTTTTCAAATTGTGCAAGTGGTAAAAACGTAGCAATCTCCCATTCTGGTGCTTTGACTTCTGCGAATTTAGTTGCAACTTTTTGATTTAGATAATGTTTAATACAAGGTTCATAATACCTCAGTTTACTTGTACTTGCTAATAATCTTACTGTTAAGTCAAACTTTGCATTGTCACTTTTCTTACTTGTGACGTTATCCATCAATGCATCAAGAAACTTTGCACGAAGTATTGGTGGTAAGTAATGTAGATTTAATCCTAGAAACCCACCCTTTGCAGGTTTTACAATGATTGCTAAAGGAAATCTATCGTAATATGGTAAAGTATCTTTGTGTTTTGGGTCATAACCAAACATTTGCATTGACCCAATAATTCTTCTACCACTGCTACCTAGTGGTTCTTCTTTCATAAGTGCTTCTCTATTAATACCTCGCATAGTCTTTGCTTTATTCATAAACCATTCTCTACTCTCTTTAGTTCTTGGAGTAATCTGATTACGAAACGCCGCAAGTTCTAGTTTCTGAAAGATATTTGACATACTTCTATTTATACTTATTTCTTACGTCTTGTAAAAGGTTTTAAAGGTTTTGTTGATTTTGGCATAATACCCATAGACTCTAAAGTTTTTTCTGTCCAGATTTGAAACTCATAACCATTGTCTTTTGCATACTCGTCTGCCGCTTCCCATTTGTTCATGTTCTTTACATATGTCGTTGCTTCGGTAATGTAACGTCTGGTTCTTCTATTACCTGTAGGTGGTTTAGTCTCTTTATCTGGTTTTATTTCTACAAGTATAGTTTTACCTTCTTTAAATGTTATTTTCAAATCAAGATAATACTTATGATATCTTTTATCTATTTCGTAGTAATATGGAACAACTGTCTCTTCTGAACTCCACGATTGTACTTTTGGATTTTCGTCACACCAACGAAAACAATGCCTTTCCCACAAAGACCTATAGATGACACTTTCGTAGTCGCCTTTATATTTTTTTGTGTTTTTTACTCGATATCTTCCTTTGTATGTCTTCATTCGTGTATAAATAGAACTATAATAAACTATTTATCAAGGTAACAGATGGCAGATTTCGGTAAAACATTAGTAAATTTTGGAAAAGAAGTTCTTTTCGATTCACTTCCAGAAGCAGTACCAGTTCTAAAAGGCAGAAAAGATTTAGAATATCCACTCAATAACCCAGACGATTACAAAGGTAGACTCATGTTTAGTATCTTCGAAGAAGAACCTTTAGATATGGCCGCACTTGTAGGTTTATCTGGCATATTTGGTAAAGATTCTGACACAACTGAAATTACAAAAGATGGAACAGAAAACACAGAACAGTTTAAAGGTGAAGGTGTAGCATATCAGACCAAACAAGGTTCAGGTTCTAAGTTATCACAAATAGATAAAACAGTAAAACTTTTTACACCTGTTGCACTACAGTTTAGAGATAACGTTGCATATGATAATGCAGATTTAGGTTTTGGTGGTGGTATAGGTGAGGCCGCAGGTAAAAGTGGTAAAAACATTTTAAGTTCACTTGTTGGGGGAATAGGGTCAACGTTAACTGCTGGTTTACAAGGTTCTGCAGGCGGTGATTTAGGTAAACTTGCAATGACACAAGTAAGTGTGGCAAAAGTGGCAGGTGAAGGCGCCAATCTAGCAGTAAAACAGGCCGCTGGTGTGACAATGAATCCAAACACTCGTGCATTGTTTAAGTCAGTAGCACTTCGAGAGTTTGCATTTACATTTAAATTTATTGCAACATCTAAACGAGAAGCAGATGAAATAGATGCAATCATTAAATTTTTTAGAACAGAATTATATCCAGAAGATATTCTTGTTGATATTGGCGGTGTTGATGCATCTATTGGTTATCGTTTTCCAAATAAATTTAATATAGCAGTAATGTATGACAACAAAGAAATAGCAACAAAGATTCAACCTTGCTTTCTTCGTGATATTAGTATTACATATAATCCAACAAATTCTGCAATGCACAGTGGTGGTAAATTTACTGAAATAGATATGACTTTAGCATTTACTGAAACATCGACATTAAGTAGAAAAAAAGTTGAAGAAGAAGGTTATTAAGCATGACAACAAAATATTTCAAAAACTTTGAATCATTAGCATATAGATTTGGAAATTTAGAAGACCCAGTATTATTTAATAATTTAACTCAATATGTAGATTTAATTGATGAAATAAAAACAAACATAGCATTTCTAAATAAATACACAATACTTTCTGGCGATAGACCAGACTCTTTATCACATAAGTTATATGGCACGACAGATTACTATTGGACATTTTATTTAATGAATGACCAGTTGAGACTTAGTGGTTGGCCAGTCGACACAGGCGATTTATTAGCAACTGCGGCATCAAAGTATCCAAATAAATTTATTACATTTAATAACAGAACTACAATTGGTGGTAATGCAGAAGATATCGCAGTAACATTTCCTGTCGGACAATCTGTTACAGGTGCATCATCAACTACTGTTGGGACAATTGTAAAAAGAAATTTAGATTTAGGACAATTGTTTATAAAGATTACAAGTGGAACTAAGTTTACTGTTGGTGAGCAATTACAGTTCACTAATACAGATGGCGATATAATTTCTCTTATAGTAGCAAGTGAAGGTGAACAATATAATGCGATACATCATTACAAAAATACAGATGGCAAACAAGTTGATATCGACCCTTATCCAGAACCTGATAGTGATGGAACTAGAACAGTAAATACATCTGGTTTAATACCAGTTACTTATCGTGACAGACTTGAAAGTAGAAACGATGAACTAAAAACAATTATTGTCATTAGACCAGACAGTATAGACAAAGTAGTATCAGATTTTAATAAAGCATTGAAGTCATAGTATGGCAAACCCAAAAAGTCAACAGTTTAAGTTAACAAAGGCACACATTTCTGCAGATAGATTTGGTGGGTTTGAGAATAGATTTTATGATGTTAAAAATCAAGTAGCAGAAATAAACATTTACGAAAGCATTGAAGAACCATCTTTAACAGGTACAATTGCAATTCTAGACGATAAGTCTTTGTATGAACTAATTAATTTTAATGGTACAGAACGTATCAGATTAGAAATGGCAGGGTTAGGTAAAGAGACTGACCCAGTTTTTGAAAAAACTTTTATCATGACAAACGTAGTTAGACAAGTAAAAGGTAATGACAAGTCTAGTATGTATGTTTTTGACATTATTGATGAACATGGTTTTATTTCTGAGGCAGAAAGACTTCGTGGTTCTTATCGTGGACGTGTTGATGATATTGTTAAAGGAATTTGTTTGACACGATTAAATAAAAGTGTTGATATTTCATACCAATTTCTTAGCAGACAAGACCGAGTTGATGCAATTCAAGATGACATACGTGTAATCATACCCAATCTTTCACCTATAAATGCCTGCAAGTGGTTATTGTCAAGAGCAACAACACAGACAGGTTCTCCTTTCTTTTTATGGGCATCAATACATGATGAAAATTTAAGAATGGGTAATTTAGATGTTATGTATCGTCAAACACCATTTAACGATAAATTACCTTACACTTATAATCCATCAAATGTAAATGTCGCAGAAGATAAAAGTGAGTTCGAACAAGGATTTACTATTAAAGCATTAGGATTAGGTGAGATGGGAGATACTCTTCACATGGTAGCAAACGGAAGTGTTGCCGCATCACAATGCATAACTAATTTAAATACTGGTCAAATGACACAACAACATTATGATGTACAACAAACACTTAATAATTTAGCATTTCAAAACACAATTGCACTAAAAAGACAAAATGTATTTGATAATAAATTTAAACTAAAAGATAAATTTATTGGTTTTTATGAAGCACGAAATATTCATCAAGTAGTCTCAACAGGAACATATGGTAAATTTAAATCATATCATGATGAATTTGAAGAAGAAAGGCATCTTAAAAAACTAGAATCTGCATCAATCAAAGACTTATTAGTTAAAAACATGATGTCTATTACAGTACCAGGCACTGCGTTCTTTCTTGGTAAAGCGGCAGTAGGCGATACAGTAAACTTAAGTATTGTCAATGATAATTTAGAAGTTGGTAAGCAGTCAAACGCAGATGACATGCTTGATAAAAATAAATCGGGTAAACATTTAATTTATGACTTGCGACACACATTTAGAGGTACAGAACACGAAGTTACAATGAACGTTTGTAAATTAGAAAGAGAAGCATGAAAGAAGAATTTTTAAATCCAGTGCCTTATGAATATTATGGAGACAATGTTCGTTGGTTTATTGCAACTGTCATAGATGCATCGCCGCCATTTGGATTTGAAGGGCGAGTAAAAATAAGAATTCATGGTCTGCATTCAGAAGAAACATATTTGTTACCACAACAAGATTTGCCTTGGGCACAATGTGTTCTTCCTACAACAGAAGGTGGTGTTTCCGGTATAGGTAAATCACCAAAAATACAAGCAAATTCATTAGTCTTTGGTATGTTCATGGACGGTAATCACTCACAGACTCCAATTGTTCTAGGTTCTTTACCACATTTAGAGTTTCCTACACTAATACAAAACAATCAAGTATTAGAAGATATTGGTGATGATAGCAAACCCGGAGGCATATTTGGTAAACTAGCGAGTGCATTTAGACCAATAGATACAGGTATAGAAAACGATAATACAGAAAGTAATCCGAGAAAGTTGCGTAGAGTAACTAGAGATAAAAGAGTGCAACATTCAGTACAGTTTCTATTAAATTTAGGTTACACAGAAAATCAAGCAATTGCAATTACATCTGGTTTGTTCATTTCATCTAGAATGGTTACTGGTCAGACTGGAATTGCAGACTTTTCTAATCTAAGATTTTCTAATCTAATCGCATTTAGTCCAGCATTTAGAAAATTTACAACACAGTTAGAGTTTGTTGTTTTTGAACTAAGAAGTGACAAACAAAATGCTAATATAAAAATATTACAAACTGATAGTTTAGAAGGTAGGAATTCTTTACCAGAGATTGTGACTAAATACTATTTAGAAAATAATACATCTGGTTTTAAAGACGAAGTAGAAGCAAAAGCATTGGATATTAAGGAGAGTATTGGTGGGTAGAAAAACTAAAGCAAGAATTAATGCTCAATTAAAAAGATTAAGAGAAGAAGATAGAGAGCAAGAATATGTTAAAGTAAATTTGCCAAAAGCAAGTGACCAACTTCGTGCTAAATTAGATACAACTATTGGTAGAGATTTAACAGAGATTGGTGGTATAAAACCTTTAGACATAGTACAAAACGCAAAGGGTGATGTCATACAAGGTGAAGGTGTTGCTCTTATTACTGAAAATTTACCTAGTATTGGTGGTGCTAATGACCCCACAACAATTACACTGCCATATTCTGCTGGTAGTTTATCAACTAATTTTGGTGGTTCTGATTCTGGTTTTAATTCATCGTTCAACGTTAGTGCAACAAAAACAGGTGGAACAACTGCTCAACCTATCTCTACAATATTAGGTGACATAACAGGCGCACCTGCTTTAAAATTATCTTTACCTAAACTTAATTTAAACATTGCAGGTGGTGGTAGTCCCACAAGTATAGCAGAAGGTATTGATGGTGCAGTTGCAAAAGCAAGTGCTAAAGCATCATCAATCGCAGATGCGGCCAGTGGTATTGCATCTGCTCAAGAACTAACTGAAATAGGAAATGTTACGCAAAATCTAAATGCCGCTGGTGCCGCAGAAGCAATAACTAAATTAATATCTGGCATACCCGATTTAAAAACTACAACTAATCCAGAAGATGTTTTGGGTAACGTTACAAATCAAACGGGTGTAGTGGCACTTCAAGCAAAAGCAAAAGTTACTAAACTCAAACTTGCATCATTTCCTAGTGTTGCAGGTTTTGTTGGTAAAATTAAAGACTTAGCAGGAGATATAGGTGAACTTGTTGACAAGGCAACAGATGCCATAGCAACTGTCGTAGCAACGATTGCCACAGGTCTAGATGGTGTATTACAAAACATTACAGAAAAAATAACATTAAATACAGAAAATAAAGTAAAAGGTATTACTGGTGGTGCAGTAGAAAGTGCAGTATTAAAAGATATTACAGAAGATGTAGCAAAGAAAACACCAGAAGGTGATGCAAGTGCGATTAAGTCGATACTTGGAAAAGCAGATATTGGTGGTTTCATGAAAGGCATTGTAGATAAAGTTAAAGGCATTAAATTTACAAGTCCTTTAGAACTTAAAAATAAAATACAAGACGAAGCAGAAAAAAGTGGTGTGCCTAAAGATGAAATAGATACTGCAACAAGTACAGTTGACAGAGCAGATGCAGAAATAAAATCATTAAACACTACAATCGCTGGTCAAATGGTACTAAATAAAGAGTTTTATGGTTTGCCAAAACGTGTCGGTGATGAAATTAAAATATGGTCAGGCAGAAATAGTGGTGATGAAGTGTTTACTTATGTATCTTCTGTTGAAGAATTAAATTCAGAAATACATGCAATTACAAGACCTCTATCAGAAGTAGTAATTCATGCGACTGAAACTCCAACTGACAAAGACATAGGTGCAATAGAGATAAATAATATACAATCAAAGTTAGGACATGATGGTATAGGTTATCACTATGTTATACGAAGAGACGGAAGATTACAAAGAGGCAGACCGCCAGACAGAGTTGGTGACCATACATCTGCAAATGGACACAATAAATTTTCTCTTGGTATCGTACTTGTCGGTGGCATAAATGTTGCGACTGGTGATGTAGATGCACTTGGTAACAGGTCATCATCTTCATTTACAAGAGAACAGTATACAACACTTGAAAGATTTTTACAAGCATTTTATAGTAGATATCCAGGTGCTAATGTATTTGGACACAATGATTTAGATATAGATGAAGAAGACCCTTACTTTGACGTGCAAGAATATGTCGAGACAGTATTTAGAAAACAATTAAATGGTATAGGAGACCCACTAAACGAAGGACCAGTTGACCCAACAAAAGACCTTCTTAATATAGTATTAAAAATATTACAGGTACCAAAATGATTTATGCAAATGAATATGGCACAGTAGACTTGTTATCAGAACAATTTTTACAATCACTGAAACGTGATGAAGGTATTATTGGAGTAAAACTATCGGGTGGTGCTGATACGGCATTACTATTGCATTTACTTGCAAAAGAGATATCAGAAAGAGAATTAAAGTTTAGTATCTTACCATATACTTTTAATGATAAACCAGATAGATTTATTGTTGCTCAAAACATTATTCACGAAGTTGCAAAAACATTTCCAAAAGTTAAATTTGAAAAACATCAATATGGTGAAATATCACTACCATATAGAGGAGTATTTGACAAATGGGCACTTAAATTAACAAGACAACATAACATTGTTTTCTTTACAAATGGTGTAAATTTACCAGCACCAGAAGAAGCAATCACTATAAACAAAGAATTAGCGGAGTTTGTAGGAACAAAAGAAGCACCAAGAAATTATGATACTCAAGACTTAGAACGAATTGGAATACAAGACATACCAGAGTATTCGCCATTTAAAGATGTTGATAAGAGATTTACTGCACAAGTATATGAAGACTTGTTTTTATTGGAAACTTTATTTCCATTGACTAGGTCATGTTTAGGAAGTGCAGAAGTTACTGACTATCATGAAAAACCTTGTAAGATGTGCTACTGGTGTGAAGAGAAGTATTGGGCGTTTGGACAATACGATGAAGTAGGATAATTAGATGACAACTAAAAAAGATAATATTAAATTAAGAAGACAAAAACTAGGAACTGGTCTAGAAGAAAGTCTTGGTGTGCCCAGAGATGGTTTTCAAGACCCAACTGGTGAATTTCCAAAAAGAGAATACAATTTCGGGTCATCAATAAATCATGCGGCAAGAGGTATTAAAATTAATAATCTCTATACAAGTGGTGGAGATATTGGTGTATCACTTAACATTGCAGACCAAAGACCTTCTGAGTTTCCTTTCAACCAAGTAGATGAAACTACATCTGGGCATGTTGTTGAATACGATGACACTCCAGGTGGTGAAAGAATCTTAATTAAACATAGAACTGGTGCTGGTGTAGAAATGAGAGCAGACGGAAGTGTTATCGTTTCTTCGACAAATAACAGAATCGAAGTCACAGGTGGTGACCAAACAACTATAGTCGAAGGTGCTGGTAATCTAGTTTATAAAGGTAATCTTAATTTAGTAGTCACAGGTGACTATAACGTTGATGTTGGTGGTAATTATAATGTACAAGTTGCGGGTAATATGATTGAAGGTATTTCAGAAAACCATCGTACATTTGTTACAAAGAACTCAGAGTATGTTACAAAAGGCACTAAATCAACTAAGACTATTGGTAATCATACTGATATTATGTTAGCAGATAATCATCAATATGTCAAGGGTAATCAAAACAATTGGGTACAGGGTGACATTGAAATTGCTACAGAGCAAGACATGTTTGTATCTGCAAAGAGTTCTCTTGCAATGACAAGTGAAGTCTTTAATGCGACAGGTGTCAAACAAGTGTCAATCTTTGGTATGAAAGGTTCTATCGGTGGTAAACAAGTTGACTTTACAGGTCAAGTCTTTCAAGGTAATGAAGGTCCTGCACCATTTACTAGTGGTGCGGCATTCTATGGTTCATTTCATGGCCAAGCAACTGAGGCAATGTTCTCAAGAACTGCATGGACGGCAGAGAAATCTAAGTTTGCAGAAAAATCAGATGTTGCAAATGCGGCCTTTAAAGCAAATACCGCGGCAACTGGTGCGGCCGCATCTGCATCTGAAACAGATATACCAACAGGTGGTGCACCAGAAATCGTTTTAAATCAAGAAATCAAAACACCAATTGGACCACCACCAATTCCAAGTATTGTTGCGGCATACGGTAGTATGGGTGATTTTGCGATACGTGATGTTGCAATTGATGAAGGTGATAAACTGAAAAACAGATTAGACTTATCAGATGACTATAAAGGTATTTTCGATAAACACCCAACAACACAAGAAATACGTTCTAGACTAAGAGGTATTAGAAAATTAGGATTCTTAGCACAACGAGGTCCTAGAGGTGATGTAAGTAATTTACTTGGACAATTAATCGCAGAAGGACGAGTAAGTGATACTGCATATAGAACAACACCAGATAAAATAGGAAGAACTGTAGGTAAAGAACCAAGTTCTAGATTTGGTTACACTGCTATTGGTAACGCAATAGACAATCGAGGAAAGAGGTTTACACCAA